GTGCTCGTCACTTGCTGAAGTAACGACATGCTATGCCTCCTTTATGTTTTCAGCCTTGATGGTTTTGACCTTAGGGTCACCGAGTTTGATCGAGTGTGCATCGTGCCACTTGCCTGAATCCTTCGGATGGTTCATGGCATACGTCTGAAACGAACGCATATCGACCTTGTAGGAAGTCTGCTGGGAAACAAAGGAGGGCCACTCGTCTTGAGGCGTAGCCTCTAGGAGTTCATCAATCTGGGCTTGATCCCAGACATGGGTACGACTAATAGCAACGGTGATACCGTCTTTAGTCTTCTCGCCACCTTCATTATGGATGGGTCTTAGAAGCTCACTTGCTTCTTTAGAATCAAGGATCTCACGTTCAATCCGCTGGATGTGCCGCTCAATCTCTGCTTTCTTTTCTTTCGCTCCAAGCCACTGCTTAGCCAAACATTCAATGCTTGCCATATCCTTTTCCTTTTCTATCTATCAACTCAACTCTCTACGCAACCGAGAATGACTGATGGATAAACAAAGTGCAACACCTTTTACAAAAAAAATTGTATTAAAGAATATGGGGAGTTAGTATCGGCAACTGGTAAAGGAGCCAGCAATGGAATATGTGATTGAAAAAAACTCAGAGGTGCCGCCGCATCCTACTCGAGGTTCGGGCAAATGGCAGAAGCTTCTGAGCAAGATGGAAGTGAACGATACCATCACCGTCAAAAGCGAGGAAGAAGTTCGGGGAATTAGGACTTCCGCGTACAACTTGGGAATGAAAATAAAATCAAGACGTGTCTCGGAAGATGCGTTCTGGGTACAAAGGGTGGAGTGATGATGCCTTTCTTATCGTCAAACACAGACGGGCCCATGTCCCCCGAGGCAAAAGAAGAACTGCTACATGATATGTGGGAACAAGGAATGCACATCATTCCATGTGGCTCACCTACCGAAGTAGTCCCACAGTACTTCAGAACACGGCATCCGTTTGAAACAGAAGAAGACCTCAAGGCCAAGTGGGCTAAGACACCACGGGTCAAGTGGCAACACTATCAGAAGATCCAGCCATCAAAGGACGAGATCAACCAATGGCACACGCAGTATCCAGGCGCGAACTGGGCAGCAATCACCGGCATATCATTCGCCGTGGTCGATGCTGACTCGGACGATGCAGTCAGATGGATAGATGCAGGCGCGATATCTCGCACACCACTGGTTCAAACAACGCCGCGGGGTGGTAAGCACTACTTCTATTCTCTAGGTGGTGGCTCTGTCATCCGCAACAGCGTTGGCCAAAACAAACTCGACATCCGAGGAGATGGCGGCTACGTCATGGTGGCACCCAGCGTTGGCTACAGCATGGAGTGCGATCAGGGGTACGGCGTCGGCGGGATGGATGACCTGCCTGTGATCGCAGACAAGGACCTGCAGCAGATACACGTCTTCAACACCGGCAACAAAGTCGAATCGATCCGAGAAAAGCTTACTGAAGAACCCAGAGAACAAGGCAGTCGTAACGATACGCTGGCCAGACTGGTAGGTAAGTGGGTCAAAGAAGGCTGGGGTATGCGCGAGGTCTTGATCAAGGCGCAGGATTGGAATCAAGGGTGTTTCCCGCCCATGGACTTGATCGAAGTCACCCGCACCACCATCAGCATAGTTAACGGCCACATCAAACGGCACCCAGACGATGTCAATGCAGGCATAATGGGGCGGCAAACATCCAAGTGGCAGACTGAGATCAACGAGGATCTCAAAGAGATACAGTCACAAGAAGACCCGCTGGATGAAAAGCGGGCGGATGATGAAGAAGAAAAAACCTCTGGCCCACTAGGGCTGCAAGCATTCAATGCTGATGAATGGTCAAGCATGACCGACGATGGCATCGAACAGTACTGGGGCGATGCCTTCATATTCCAGAAGAGTCGGGTACTGCTGTTGGGCAAACCAAAGATTGGTAAATCCAACTGGCTTGGTGCCTTCGCAGCAGGAGCAACCACTGGCACAGACTTTATGGATGTCGAGTTCAGTCGCCCACTCAAGGTTATGTGGTTCCAGGCTGAGATCATCGCAGAGTTCTTGAAGCGACGTATAGACACATACTATCGGCGCTTTGAGTTCGATCAGGAACTGTTGTCCATGGGGCATAGCAACCTGATCATCAGCGGCAGGCTACGCAAGAACCTAATGCGCGACCAAGACATCGAACAGTTCAGCCAAGAGATAGAGTTTCACAAGCCCGACATCGTCATGATCGACCCGATCATCAACTTCTTTGACGGCGAAGAGAACTCCAACACAGAGATACGAAAGCTCCTAGACCGTGTTGATATGCTGATCGACATGCACGGTATCAGCGTGGTCATCGCCCACCATACAGGTAAAGAACGGGCAGATGATAAATCGTTCATGTCAGCACGGGGCGGTAGCGTATTCGCAGGATGGTTCGATAGCGGCATCAAGCTCAGCGGCGAGAAGCCCGATGTCTCTATCTTCTACGAGGCGCGTAACGCAATGGAGCCTAAAGAACATCTGGCCAGCTTCGACTTTGGTGATGGTATTTGGAAGGTGAATGAGTTCACGCCGCGCAACACAAAACCCGCGCTGACAGAGGACGATGAAGTCAAAATCGCTGGGATCGTGGTTGATGCGATGAGCAGTACAAAGTTCTACAAGCGCAAAGAGCTAGAACTCTTGGCCAAGGAGGCTTTGAGTAAATCTGGATTAGCTAGTGGAGAAAAATCTGCAATGAAAGCTGTGTCGTATGTGCAGAAGTACAAGGGCAGCATCGTCAAGACGCATGCAATTCCAGGTTCTGCTGTGTGGCATTATCTGGAATCAAATGAAATGACAAGGCCTTGGGAGGCATAAGATGAGTGATGAAAAAGAATTTGGATATAGAGTTAATTATAGTGGAACTCATTGGGTTCTGGTTAAAGCTAAAGACGAGCATGAGGCAGAAGAAAAACTTAATCGTTTCTACAACAACAAAGTAGAAAATGAAGGTTTGTGGGGTTACGAAATAGATAAAGGCCCAACTGATAGATATGAAGACAGCGCAGATGTGCGGTTGATTACGCCGAAAGATTATTAACAATGAAGAAGCTTACGGTAATCAGCCTGGGCGCAGGCGTACAGTCGAGCGTGATGGCGTTGATGGCAGCGAAGGGTGAGATCACACCCATGCCTGACTACGCGATCTTCGCAGACACACAAGCAGAACCCGATCATATATACGAATGGCTCGACTGGCTGGAAACACAGCTACCGTTTCCCGTTCTGCGTGTGACGCGAGGCAATCTGTTTGAAGATGTCATGAACCCAGACAACAGAAGCGCATCGCCGCCTTTCTTCACCGCATCGCCAAGCGGGGTGGGTGAGGGCATCTTGATGCGTCAATGTACCCGTGACTACAAGGTCACGCCGATACAGCGCAAGCTGCGTGAACTGGCAGGCTACAAGAAAGGGCAGCGTATCCCAGCAGATACAGTCGAGCAGTGGATAGGTATCAGCACCGACGAGATACAGCGGATGAAGGATGCGCCAGAGAAGTGGTGCAACAACCGATGGCCGTTGATCGAAACCCGTATGTCACGATGGCACTGCCTGCGCTGGATGCGCGACAACGGGTACAACGAGCTACCCCAGAAAAGCGCATGCACATTCTGTCCTTATCATGACAACGCCTTCTGGCGCGAGATGAAAGCAACCGACGAGAAGTCATGGGCCCAAGCCGTCCAGGTGGACGAGCACATACGCGATAACTTCAGGGGCACAACGAGCAAGATCTACATACACCGATCACTGGTGCCGCTCAAGGACGCAGATCTTTCTGATCCCGCGGAAGACCAGATCACTATGGACTTTGGTGACGAGTGCGATGGGATGTGTGGGGTGTGACGAGCGCGCATAAAAAAGCCCCGCAAGACATACAAAAGGATAAAGACGCCAAGCGGGGCAAACACTCAGTTAAGGAGACTTCGTGTACGGCGGACAATACGGCAGCAACAAAGGAATGTAAAGCGCGGTTAGATGGGAAATGCAATAAGGATTCGGATGCGAATGAAAGAAAAGAGCGAAAAGATGGATGCGGCAGAGCGCGAGCGAAAGATTATCAGCCTCATGCAGCATGGACTGAGGCGGGCAGAGATAGCCCAGCGCCTGGGACTGACAGCGGAAGAGGTGTATCAGGTGACGCGAATGTACAGGCTCGAGGTGAGCAAAGGGTCGGGCGGCACAGGGAAGGCTGTGCGGATAAAGGGTCTGGTGTGAAGGCTGTCGTGGTGAACGAATGGCACATCGAATGCCTCGTCTGCAGGGTGCAGTATTACCTCGTGGACTACCCCAAAAGCGGGTGCAAAAACTGTGGTCGAGATGCGCTCCTGATCACGGATCACAGGGTAGATAAAGGGGTAGATCGTGGGGTGGATTGTGGTGCGGAGCAAGCATGATTGAATTGGGTATCGCAATTAACTTACAGGCGAAAGTTAAAGTAGTTTCGAGGTCGGCGGAACAGCCGGTTTACCCAAAATCAGTAGGTGCAATGGGGGTTTTTCAAATTGCACCTACCCCTGTGGATAAGTCTGTAAGTCATTGATTTATATAGTAGGTGCAAGCAGGTGCATAGGTGCAGCGTGCACCTGCTTGCACCTATGCACCTACGGCTCGTAAGTCATTGATTTATAAGGGTAGGTGCATAGGTGCATAGGTGCACTTCTAAAGAAGGGGAGAGAGATATAAATATCTCCCCTACGGGATAACCCCTTACTCCCTTCTTTGAAGAGGGGGGAAGAAAAGAAAAAATTTTTTTTACTAGTTTATGGGATGGGTTGATAGGATGAGCGGCATGGCAAAAAACGAAGACAAAGCGATCAAGTCAGTCGATATGATCAACAGCACAAAGCGGCATGCGATTGAGGCGTTCAAAGAGCCTGTGTTTACGAAGAAACAACAGGCGTTTATTCAGCACTATGTGTATCACGATCTGACCAACACAGAGTCAGCACACAGAGCAGGGTATGCAGGCCCAGCAAGAGCAGCGTCTATACTTTTGAATGATCCGAGATACGCGCATGTGCAAACCAAGATTCGTGAACTCCAGGAGGCGCAGCAGAAAAAGTTTGAAATCACTTTCGATAAGGTTGCTCGTGACCTGCAGATGATCAGAGACGCTGCTGTTGAAGATGGGTCTTATGGTGCAGCCGTGTCAGCAGAACTCGGCAGAGCAAAACTTGCGGGCCTGATGGTGGATAAGAAAGAGATCAAGCACGGACGTATCGATCAGATGGATAGGTCAGAGGTTGAGTCTAGGTTGCAGCAGTTGATTGAAAAGAATCAGCTTGCGCCTGCCC